AACGAGCGGCGATGCTGGTCGTTCTGAGGCACTTTCCCTGCTGGTTATCGACGAGGCAGCCCATATTGAGACTCTGGGCGAACTTTGGAAGGCAATCTACCCCACAATCTCGACCGGTGGACGCTGTATCGCCCTTTCTTCGCCAAGCGGTGTCGGAAACTGGTTCCATAAGACGTATGTTGGTGCCGAGGACGGCTCAAACGAGTTTCATCCTACAATTTTGCCTTGGGATGTCCATCCAGAACGCGATCAGGCTTGGTTCGAGAAAGAAACCAAGAACATGTCGAGGCGAGAGATCGCTCAAGAATACGAATGTAACTTTAATACGTCCGGAGACACTGTTATCGACCCGGAGGACTTGGGACGATTATTTAACGAGTGTAAATCACCAGAGTATCGTACTGGATTTGATAGGAATTACTGGATTTGGGAAAACTACAGTGATGAGTTTACATATATGGTTGTTGCCGATGTTGCCAGAGGCGACGGCGCTGATAGCTCTGTCTTCCATGTTCTAAAGTTGCAGACACTAGAGGTTGTAGCAGAATATCAGGGCAAGCCTACGCTGGATATGTATGCAAGCTTTCTTTATCAGGTTGGAAACGAGTATGGAAAAGCGCTTTTAGTAGTAGAAAACGTAGGGATTGGCATTTCAGTGCTTGAAAAGTTAGCAGATTTAGGTTATACTAATTTATACTACTCTATGAAAGGGACTCATGATTATGTTGAGCACAATATGGCACAAAATGTCAACAATGTTGTGCCCGGTTTTTCAACAACTTCCAAGACTCGGCCGCTTATCGTAGCAAAATTGGAAGAGTACATCCGAAATAAACTAATTAAGGTGTATTCTACGCGATTAGTCAACGAATTGAAGACATTTATCTGGGCAAATGGCAAACCTCAAGCGATGCGCTCATACAATGATGACTTAGTGATGGCACTGGCTATCTGTTGTTGGGTAAGAGACACGGCTTTGGAGGAGGATAAGAGACAAATAGAGTATAAAAAGGCAGCACTTGGCTCGATTATGAAATCAGACTCTGTAATGAACACTTCGATCCCCGGAATGGAGGGATTTAAGAAAGAGTTTGATAATCGAAAGACAATTAGAGAATATCAAGAATACATTTGGCTACTCAAGGGATAAATTATGGCTTCAAATAGAAATAAAAATAACCGAAATCCTCAATCTAGGCTCTACAAGACATTAACGCGCCTATTTTCAGGTCCGATTGTAAACAATCGTGCCCAAACAGAAAGACAATTACGGCGCCTGTATTTGGACAAGTATGCTTCCAAATTCGAGTCCGCATCTGGGCGGCAGTTCAAGAAAGCCGGGTATAATCCGTTCGATATTCTTGCAGCAAACGCATTATCAAATTGGAACCGTTCCGAACGATACTTAGACTTCCAACAGATGGAATATATGCCGGAGATTGCCTCTGCATTGGACATTTATGCGGATGAAATGACAACTTCGTCCCCAATTAGCCCAATGTTAGGCATTCGGTGTCCCAATGAAGAAATTAAGCTTATTTTGGAGGATTTATACCATAATATCCTCAACATTGACTTCAATCTGTTTGGCTGGTTTCGCACGATGTGTAAATACGGAGACTTTTTCTTGTATTTGGACATTGATGAGAAAATGGGAATCCAGTCTGCAATTGGATTGCCCTCAAATGAGGTCGAACGCCTTGAAGGCGAGGACAAGACCAATCCAAACTATTTCCAATTCCAGTGGAACTCCGGAGGCATGACCTTTGAGAACTGGCAGATCGCTCATTTTCGTATTTTAGGCAATGATAAGTTTGCCCCATACGGAACATCGGTTCTTGAGCCAGCCCGCAGAATTTGGCGCCAATTGACCCTTATGGAAGACGCAATGATGGCTTATCGCATCGTTCGCTCACCAGAAAGAAAAGTGTTTTATGTCGATGTTGGTAATATTCCTCCGAATGATATCGAACAGTACATGCAGAAGGTCGTAACGCAAATGAAGCGGAATCAAGTTGTCGATAAGGACACGGGCCGAGTTGATCTTCGATACAATCCTCTGAGCGTGGAAGAGGACTACTTCATCCCCGTTCGCGGAGGTCAATCCACGAAAGTCGAGAACCTTCCCGGTGGTGCTTTCACAGGCGACATTGATGATGTGAAGTACCTTCAGGACAAATTGTTCGCCGCGATCAAGGTTCCGCAGTCATACTTGTCACGAGGCGAGGGTGCGGAAGAGGATAAGACAACGTTAGCCCAGAAGGATGTTCGATTCGCTAGAACAATCCAGAGACTTCAACGCGCAGCAGTATCTGAGCTTGAAAAGATTGGAATTATTCACTTATATGTGTTGGGTTATCGCGGAGATGATCTTATTTCTTTTGATCTCTCATTGAATAATCCCAGTAAGATCGCAGAACTTCAGGAACTTGAACACTGGAAGCAAAAATTCGATGCTGCTGGCTCTGCTACCGAGGGCTTCTTCAGTCGTCGCTGGGTTTACAAGCACATGTTTGATATGTCTGATGATGAAATCTTAAGAAATCAGCGTGAGATGTATTTCGATCGTAAGTTGGATGCCAAATTGGCTTCCGCCGCTGAAGGTGAAGAAGCAGAAGGTGGCGATCTTGGAGGCGATCTTGGCGGAGATGATCTTTTGGGAGGCGGAGATGATCTTGAAGGAGAGGATCTTGGACTTGATGAGCCTGCGGCTGAAGAACCGGCGGGTGAAGAGGATGAGGGCGTCCTTCTCGCAGAGCCTCCTGGCAACCGTCGTGATCCGCCAAAAGGTGTCGCATACACTCGCCCGGGCTGGAAGGGTGCCAAGCACACCAGAGAGCGCGAGGATCGTCGTAAGCGCGAACAAACTGGCAAAAAGATGATGAGCGGTACTGAACACCGTGGAAAAACCAAGCGTTCTAAGATGATTAACGTTTTGGACAACACTTATTCGTTTAACGGATTGGCCGAGTCTAAAAATAAGGATACTATTGAGGAACGTAAACTATTTACCACAAATAACGAAGTTCAAAAGCTTATTGAAAGTCTTGATATCGGAGTTGCAAAAAATGAAGTTAAAGCACAATAAAAAGAGAAATACGGCATTTATATATGAGGCATTGAGCAGGTGTCTTACCGAGGCTATTGTTAAAAAGGATCAGGAGCGAAAAAATAAAACACTCAGCATCTTGAGGGATTTTTTTCATGATGGTTCCGAATTGAAAAAAGAGGCGATGTTGTACAATTCTCTGATGGAGACCAGGGGCCTTGATGTGCCTTTGGCGGAGAGGTTCATATTTGAGTCCAAAAAGGATCATTCACAACTGGACTTGGACGATATATTCTCACAACAAAGCTCAATGATTAAGAGGATCAACAAAGAACTTGGAAAAGATTTTTTCTCCGTGTTTACTCCAAATTATAAGTCTTTTGCGAACATCTCCCATATTTTTAATAAAAAGACCGATGCAAGAAGCCGCGTAATTCTTGAGAGAAAGTTAGTAACCTCTCTGATATCTAAGCCGGATGAAGTAAAAGAGCAAAAGTTTGAACACTTGGACTCTTTGACGTACAAGATGTATGTCAAGAAGTTCAATGAGAAATACGAGGACACGTTGATTGAAGAGCAAAAGACTCTTTTGACGATGTATATAACGTCCTTTAATGATGGTGGCGTTGAGTTTCGTTATTTTTTAAATGAGGAGCTTGGCAGGATCAAGCAGACATTAACAGAGAAGTCAGAACATAACCCAGAGCTTAATTCTGTCTTGGAGAAGTTCGAAAACATTAAATCTGCCAAATTCTCTGACTCTGATCTGCAAATGATCCTTAAGGGACAACAACTTGTCAAGGAATTACAGTAAGTGGCACTAAAAGTAACCATAGGAGAACCAGAAGAGGTAAAGCCGGACATTCAGTTCAGTTTGAAAGTCCGCAAGACTCTTTCTGGCGATTATATCATAACGGATCATCCTCAGATTGATATTGTCTACTCTCCGGAAAAAAACAAAATTACCTCTTTTACTAAAGACAAGATTGACAATTGCGGATACGGCTCCCATGACAGTCTTTACGATTATTTATATAAGCGTGGTATTATAAACTTAGACAGTGTGGTCGGCGGTAACATTTATGCGTCGTTTGAGGCTTCACTATTGGAGCCAAAGATTGAAAAAGAAAATCTCGTCCCGCTGGTCCTGATGAACATTTCACAGTGGATAGATCAAGACAGAGAGAAGTATGACTTTGTGGCGCACTTTAAGGAGCTTGAGAACGACGAATTGCTATACCCAGACAAGGAAGACTCCACTGAGCTTGGAGAGGTTCCACAATCATATGAGAAGGGCAGCCTATCAAGAATTCCCTCTTCACTATACTCGCCATATGTGCATTATTACGAATAAGGAACGCTTATTATGTCGGATATGAAATTAATAATGGAAAACTGGAAAGGATTTGTTAACGAGCAATTTGATGCTTGCAACACTCCATTTACAATTGGCGATATGATGATTGCTACTGACATCGCCAGTGTAATTGATGACGAGGAAAAGCGACGAGAGAAGATCGCGAAATTAGAAAAAGACCCGAAGTGGAAAAAGAATCTCCGCAAGGCTATGCCCATCGCAAAGACAATGGGCAAATTAGGACTTTCCGCTTTTACTACTTTGGCGCCAATACCGGATCCGATCACTATGGCGATGGATGCCCGGGCCTTAGCCGCTGAAACGGGCGAAGTATTCGGAAAGATCTTCGTGGACGCAAACAAGAAAGAGGAAAAATACACAGAAGCCCCTGCCGCAAGACAATTTTTGACTGCATTCTGCGTCGATCCTGAAACTCTAGACATGATTGACGATAAGTTCCAAAGACAGTACTTTCAGGAAAGTGATATTGTTGATGAAATAAAGAAATTCTTCGCAAACAATCCACCCGAGACAAGAATCCCTGATTTGACGGACCACTTGGTTGATTGGATGAATACTAACTCATCATATGCTGATTCTGATT